GCAATAATCTATAAGTTCTTGTCTTGAAGAAGGTTGTGCCATTATACACTATATCCTTTTTTATATTTAGGAGACTGGGAGACCCCCTTCTACTACTACATTTCCTGAAACCATTTTATATACAGTAGATGATTTTACTGCATTGATATCAAAGTAATATCTACCTGGTTTCAAATCTTTTGTAATGGTATCTGTGAGGGAAATAGTAAATTCACCACCAGTAACACTTGTTATCCCAGTGGTAAAACTTTGAATTCCTCCAGTTGATGCCCCAATAGCAACACTTTTTTTCATCTTGGCATATAAAGAATAACTAGTCAAATTAAAATCTGATTTATTTTCCTGCCTTACCTTAAAGGTTGAAGAAAAATCAGCACCTTGTAATATTGTTAGATTTACACCATATGCAGCATTGGAGTCTGTGCTAAAGGTGATAGTATTGTTAGCCATTGATTACTGCTTTTAACATGGATTTGATTTCATCTAGATCACCTTTCAAATCATCAACTTTTCTTTCAAGGGAGTCAACTCTTTCTGTATTAGATTTTAGTTTCTCCCTATTTTTTATGTATGCATGAAATTCATTTTTATTTGTATTAATGATGGCATTATTTTTGCCATCTCTGGACAAATTTTTATTGCCCTCAACAGGAATGTAACTCATGCCAATGCAATTGCTCTAAGGTTTCTAAATTGTGGAACAACTGCCTGGTTTGTAGATGTTCCAATCAGTTTGAGTCTAAATGACTTGAATGGAGGAAGATTGTCCATAGTGAATTTATACTCAGTGAAGTCATTTATAGCAGGAGTTTGAGTCAACTTATCAGTCTTCTCTTTTCTCTCATCAGCTGTTCCATCTGAAGCAGCAGGATTAATAACTTGACCATATGGATCAATGTTGTTTATACCTGGGAATGGTTTGAACTTAGTTTCATTTGCACTTACATCTTGATCAAGTGCATAGAAAATTCTTACATCACTTGTGTTGGCAATATAGGCATCAATAAACACTTTTAAAGATGTTGCAGGGTTTTCAAGAGTAACATTCTTTGTAACATAGATCATGCTGTTAGGATCATCAGGGATACCAACAACTCTTGGATCTTGAGCAAAGTTGGTAATTGGACCATCAACTCTATTAGATACAAATATGACAGATGAATGATTAAGATCAATCATTGGTGAAATTCTTCTATCATAAGACAGAAGATCAAGATTAAGGGTAAATGATTTATTACCAGGAAGTGTGGCACTGGTAGATAAGACTTCAGTTTCATTAATATTAGATGCAACCATTCTCTGAGATTCAAAATAGTTCTTTTTATTGAACTGAACATCTTGGAAACCTTGATCAAGGAAAGCAACTTCATTTCCAGAAACAGAGGTCTCAGAAATTGTTCTTGCAGAAGCAAGAATGTATGCACCTTCAGGTGAAGTTGATGTAATGTCAGGGATTATCAATGAGTAAGGAATATTATATGATCCTCTGGCAGTATTTGCATTTGTTGTACCATCTGTTACATAATTTGTCTTAGGAATAAATGTACCACCAGCACCAGTTCTATTGGTTCCATTTTGTGTCATATCAATCTTAACATGATAAGAATCCATTGCTAAAGGTTCATTAATAGTTACTTCACTAAGATTGTGAACTCTATTGATTCTTCTCAGTGATACACCATTAAATTCATACTTAGTTACAAAATCATTAACAATGTGACTTGCAGCAACACCCTCTGCTGCTCTACCAATACCAGTCAATGTTCCAGTAACACCAGATCCAGATGTTACACCCTCATATTTAATGATCTCATCTCCAATTTGAACATAACCTGGGTTAGTGTTTGAAACACCAACATTTTCAAATGTCTCAAACCCATTAGTATTTGCAATTGAAATATTTGCAGTTGTGTCTCTTGTAATATTTGTCAAAAGACTTGTGGGTTTACTAGTTCCTCTTACACCTCTAATTTGTACTCTATTAGTATTGTCATACATTCCATGATTTCTCTGATTAATCTTAAGGTGTAAACCATCAGTAATAACCACAGTGCTTGTTGGTACAACAGATCCAAAAGCACCAGCATTTATTGACAATCTTGTTCCAGCAGTTGATTCATATTCAAGATAATCAAGAGCATTTGTGCTGAAATCACCTTGAACATTTTTAAGAAGCAATGAATTAAAAGCAGTAAGAACTCCAACTGTAAATTCAGCTCCAGTGCCAAGACCTTTTGTTCCTACTGTAATAGGTTTAAGAACATCACCAACAACATAATTACTACCACCACTTCTAACTGTTGCTGCAATTGCTACACCATCAAGAATTGTGATATCTGCAGTGGCATTAATTCCTCTTCCAGTAACTGCTGTCAAACCAACACCAGTGAATGTAAATGATCCTGCAGATGGTGTAAATCCAATACCAGTGGAAGTTACACTCATACTACCAGTAACAATACCAGCAAATTGTTTTATGAAACCATATGCTCCAGTGTTTCTTTGAATAATCTTATTTCCTACAACAAGAGGATTAGAAGCACCCTCTTGATTGACAGTTGTTCCAATACCAACACTGATTTGTCTTGATTCAGCAATGATGGCACCAGGTGGAATTGCCTCATTCTTCTCATCAAGCTCTGGATTATAGAATTGAACATTTCCAGATCCTACAAAGTCACCTCTATGAAGGACAAACTTCATATCCTCATATTGACTTGGTGTCCAAACTTTTGCATTCTGTGATTTGAATAATGAACCAAGGAGAGGTTGCTCAGTAACCAAAACTCTGCCAGACTCTGTTGCAAGAGTTGTTACATCAGCTTCACCAAGTCTTGAAATCCAAAGATTATAGGTTGTGACACTTGACATGACAACCAGTGCATAATCAGCACCAGGTCTTAGATAAACAGGTGATTCAAATCTAAATTCTGTTGCTACAGTGCCATCTTCAGAAACATTAACATCATCAGGATCTAAAGTTACCTCAGAATATCCAAGGATGTTTTTGTTGGGAGTGCCCATTGTTGTCTCCCTGATCTGAACAGTGACAGGAAGAGTTTCATCTTTTGTCTGGAAGAAAAGATCTACCTTGGTTGCATAGATTCCAACCTTAGAGTCAATTTTAAAGGTTTGTGCAAGAGGGTCACCTCTTCTGGGGGGTCTTGGTGGTGGTGGGGGTGGAGGAGTTGGTCTAAGAGTTCTGCTGTTAATAATGTCAAAGTTTACATCAGACTCAACAGTTTGTGTCTCTGCTTCCACTTCTACTGTGGTTACTCTTGCATTTCTAAGTGAGAGTGTTACCTCTTCAGTTGTATCAATATCACCTTGTGAGTAGAAGATTTCTTCTGCTGAAGTGGTAGTTGTTCCCTCAATTGTGCTGTTTATGGCACTACTGGAAAGTTTGAATACATTTCTTCCAGTATTAAATGTCTGGTTTGAAACATCTCCTTCACCTGGAACATTAAAGCAACCAATTAAAGTGCCAACCCTGTCAGTAATAAGATTTACATTAGTTACAGTTGCTTCAGCACCACTTGTCTGACCTCTCAGAACCATGGTTGTAACAATATGACCTCTGAAAGTTGGATTTTCCTCTGATGCAAGACTTGCAGTATCAACATTGAGAATTGTGCTCTCAGCTGAATAAACTGATGGAATAGCATTACTTCTCAGATAAGGATTGCTGTCATAGAAATCAGAAGGATTATTAAATGGTCCATACTTATGATTAGCAGTAGCAACTCTAAATCTAATTGATGGAGAATCTACAGCACCAAGTCCTTCTCCATTTGATCCAGGAACAGTTCCAACAACTTCTTCTCCAACCTGGAATACACCAGAGTTCATAACAATCTGAACCAGTTTAGGAGTACATCTTGTAGTTACATTAACATTGTCAAAGAATGAAAATACTTGAGTATTTGGTTTCATTCTAGTTGCTGTAAACTCAATATTTCTCTCCCTCATGAAGTTGGAGATAGATCTGTTTACAATTCTAGATCCAAGTGATGCTGCTTCTGTAAGAACTTCATTAACAGTTTGCTGAACACCTGTTCTGTTCTGCTCAATATTAATTGTTCCATCTATAGTGGTTGAATTAATAGTTGAGAGGTTGGCATTAAATCCACCAAGTCCTAAGTCTCCTGTTGATCTTCCAGTTCTTCTTGAAGCAGCATTAAATGTTTCAGTTTGAGTTGTTCCAGAGAGATCAAGATTAATTCCTGTGGTCTCCCATGAATTCCACAATGTTGGTGCTACACCAGTTCTAAGACCATCATCACCATCTGTTACTTCTGCCTGAAGGGCTTGAGCAACAGATTCAAAGTTACCCTCAATAACTACATCATTAGTCTCTGGAGGAAGTGTGCTCACCCATACATCAGTAGTGGGATTCAGAGCAATACTTCCTTGATAAAAGTCAACCAAGAATGGAGTTACATTTACAACTCTAGTAGCATAAGGTTGAGAAATCTCAGCAAGTTCAGTATATCTTAAACTAATTACATTTCCAGTTCTCTGAACATTCTGACCTGAGAGAGATGTAAATCTTGCGTCAGTGTTGTTTGTTGTGAAAGTTCCAATTCCAGGAATTGCAGTGCTTCCAACTTGCAAATTGACAGCAGTTGCATAATGTGCAGGTCTTAATACTTTTTCAACTGGATCAATACTATTTCTTACACCAATGGAAACATCCTGAGGTGTATAGGAGGAGAAGTTATCAATAAAGATACCAGATTTAAATCTATTCAGACCATTTGCATCTGAAACAAATGTATTAAGGGTGTTTTGTTCAAGGAGATTTAATGAAGTATAATACTCAAGATTTTTAATTCTCTTTTCAAGTTTTGCAATATCATTCATTTGATATCTCTTATGCTCAACAAATTTAATCCTTGAATCTTTTACAGAGTAAAGGTAAGGTGGATTAAATACATTGGCAATGTTAAGAGCTCCAGGAAGAACATCAGGCAGTTCAGGTCTATCTGAAGGAGCACCAAGAGTTACTTGGATATCACCATTTCTTGTGAGATACAACCTATCTGCTCTTCCAAGATAGTAATCATATGCAAAGATTGATGATTCATCACTTGCAAAAACGTGCTTACTGCTGTGATTATCATTATCAAATGATCTACCATCAAATTCAAATGGTGAACTTGATCCAGCAGTTACATTGTAATCAGAAACTCTTGGTCTTAGATCAATGATATCAGTATTTCTAAAACCATTTGTCAATTGTACTTCTGTAGAATAGTTACAATTTTGATATGAGTTTGCAGTTGTAATATCTCCAACATCACTAGGATCATAATCAAGATATCCATAATAAATCAAAAGTTTCTTGGTTGGAACATGAGACTTTGCTTTTCTAATTACTCTTGAAATATCATAGATGTCACTTCTCTGACCATTGTCAAATTCAAATGAAGAGGTAATATTTGGAGAACCAGCAGTTATTTCAGATGTATTTGCTTGAACACCAGAAGTTCCAAAAGAAATAATCTCACCATTCTGGAATTGTTTGTTGTTTAAATATGCAAAGGTAATTGAAGATGTAGAGTTTTTCTCAAGATATACTGCCTTTGCACTACTCAAATTACCAATAAAGACCTCACCAATTGATAAGTCATTTGTATTTCCACTTGGTCCAGTTGCATTGCTGATTGTTAATGTAGGAGCAGAAGGATCATTTACATCAATTGATTCATAAATTGCATGAACAGTATAGGCATCTGCTTTATTCAGAGAGATCGTATCATCTTGAACTCTTGTTCCAAATGGGAAGTCACCATGAGTTAATCCATCATTCAATGTAGTTCCTGCAAATCCAACTGCATCAACGCCTGAAGTTGGATCAACAGATTTGTCAACAATGATTTTAGTTACAATATTTTTTCTCTTAATCTTTGCAGTTACTTTTGATTGTATGACAGTTCCAATAAGAACTGCTGGTCCATTTCCAGTCAATCCCTGTATGGTTAACTCTGTTCTTGCTGAATTGAATGAAAGTTTATCACTTGTAAGAACTTGAGTTGTTCCATCATCATTTTGAAGAGAATATCTTTCTTCATCAAAAGTAGTCCAAATCTGGTTATCTGTATCATCAACACTAATAGCACCAGTTTCTCCTGATGTGCTGATAGTTACATTCTTTTTGACTCTAATTGTAATATTAGAACCATTTAAATTAACAGACTTTACATTCTGGTTTGGAAGCACTGTATATAATGAATTCTTCCCAGCATCATTTCCACTATTTGATGAATTGGTCAGTTTTGTTGTTACAATTTTAAGATCATTTGCATCAAAAGTGGCAGATGGAATTTGACCATCAACTACACCAGTGACAGTGGTGACCCCTGATATTTCAAAATTTGAAGAACCAACAGCAACAACTCTTGCCATTGAAACATCAAAAAGTCCTGGTCTTTCATAAGTAATTAAATTACCAGTTGTGACAACACCAACAAAAGTACCACCATCAAGTGCAGGAACAGTTACAGTTGAAACCCCTGCACTACCAGCACTAATTCTTGCATTATCAAAGGTCAAAATTGGACTTTGAATTATATCAGCAGTAAATGTATTTGCTGCTCCAACAATACCATGTACTGCTTTTACATCAGAAAGAGAATATTGTCTAGTTGAAACAAGAAATCTTCTCTGATCTTCATCACCATTTAGAAAAACTGGTTCACCTTTTAAAAATTCTCCTCTTACATTGAAAAGAGTATGTGCAATGCCTGTGTTTGAAGTATGAACATATCCAATAGCACCACTTTGTTTGCCTTCAACAATTGATGACTTTGTAAGAGAGGCATCTACATTAAGAATAATTTCATTCTTAAATTCAATATCAAAAATTGAAAGATCCCACTGATTAATATTTGAATTAGCAAGATCATACGCACCTGACTCTAAAGCGAAGTCATAAATTCTTGCTTTACCAATTTCTTCACCAGGAGCAGTAAATTTGTTTATTCCAACTCTCTGACTCCTCAGAGAAAGAGTGTTGCTGGTATTAAAACCAATGGGTGCATTACCAGTAACATTATTAACTTTTAAAGTTGGTGCAAAATCAAATGTTACACCAGTATTTGCCATAGTTCTGGCAGTTCTTGGTTTTGGAACATCAAGAAATTGTGGTGATTTAATTTCAGTCTCAAAACCTCTTACATATGCTCTACCAGGTGAAACCTGATAAATCATTTGATCATCAGAAGGAACATTTCCTCCTTGTGTTAATTGATCCTCTCTATAAACACCTCTATTTCCTTCAAGATTATTCAGACTCTCTTTGATCTTTGTCTGTAATTCTTTAATATAATAGTGTCCTGACTCATCAAATGTTCTTTTTGCTAATTCATTACCAAGTTCATTATACTGTGGACTATTGTTTATTGCATTTTTAAGAGAACCATTCTGAACTTCAGCAACCTGAACAAAACCTTGAGAATCAAAGTTATTGATTGCTTTTTTTGCTAATCTAGCAATAATTTGAAGTCTATCAGCACCTGGTGCTGTAAAGTTATTAAATCCACTTGCATTATCATAAAGATCACCATCATCATCTGCTGTAATTATTTTTTCTTCAATCTGAAAACCAATTCTATAACTAGACGCAGTGGAATATTGATCCAGAATAAGAATCTGATCATCTACAGTAACAAAATTACCTCTAAGGTAGAAAATACCTGCGCTTTGAGTAAATGCAGTTCCTGTTCTTGCTGCTCCTGAAATAATTGTGTTGGCAAATCCCTCACCAGCAGAAATAAACGAATTACCAAATTCTAATGGTGTTTGTGTTACAAGGATTTCATCATCAAAGAAGAATTCAGTAGAATTTCCATCATCACTAGAATCTTCATAGTTTAGATATAATGTATAGTTTCCATTATCTGACTGTTGATTGGTGATATAAGTAACTACTTTTGCAGTAATTCCAGATGTTCTTCCAACAATCTTTTTCCCAACAACATTATCAAGATAAAGATTTACTGGAACACCTAAAAATTCAGATTGAATCTGTACACAATGAAATCTAGGTTTATATGATGAATTTCCAGGAATAACAACACTTCCTTCTTTGAAAATGTTGTCACCCATTGCTTCAATCTGTCCTTGTAGGATAGATTGGATATTATTTAATTCTCTTGCCTGAATTGGATAGGCAGGTTTGAATAAAACTTTATTATAGTTTTTAGTTGCGTCAAAATCATCAAAATAAGGAGCAACGTTGAGATTAG